TGTTTCTCCAAGCAGCTTTTGCATACGGACATGATGGTAGATTATTATAATTTTCATTGGGAATTTCTAAGGCATATTTAGACCAAGCTTTAATTTCTTTACAAATTTTTTGCTCTAAACTCATTTTTTCTTTCTTCGCCTTGCTGCCTGCACTCTTCTTGGTTTACCTGCTGGTTGTCCTAGTCTTTTCTTCTGTGATATTCGTTTCCTTTTTTCAGAGGCTGACATCTCTGATCCAGTCTTAGGAGTTTTACTGGATATTCTTTTTGATGGTCTGCAATAAGGAGTGCCTCTTTTCTCTCCCTTTTGTCTACCACAAGCCTTGCCAGTTCTCTGATCTTTCCAATCTTCTTTGAACCATCGTTTAAGTGCTAGACCAGCTTTTGTTTTACGAACAGCCATTATCTAAACTTTGTTACTTTTCTTCTTTTGTTCATTACAACACCACAACCTCTTGCAATGTTTGGGTTTTTAGTTTTTCTTTTACGAGGTCTTTTTGGGACATTACCACCTAATCTAAGCTCGATAACACCACCCTCTGCCTTCTTTTTAGCTTTCTTTTTACTATTTCCGTAATTAGCGGCTCCTACCTTGCGACATTTTGCAATGGCTCCTGAGGCATACGCGGAAGGGAAAACTCTGTAGCGAGCCTTGACTTTATGATAACAAGCGTCTTTTGGCATTTTTTTTCACCTTTACTATTTTTTTCTTTTTCTTCTTCTTTTTATATGGTGGCTTTGAGACTTGTTGACTCATCTGCGCCCTACCCATTACCATTTAAAAAACCTTTTCTAAAACTGCTACACCAATAATAACACCATATAAACCCCAAACTCTACTATCAAGTGATTTAAGTTTATCTTGTATTTCTGTATATCTTTTATCACATTGAGATTCATGCTTCTCAAGTAATTTTAAAACTTCTTTAGCTGTCATTAGCACTTCCATCTTCTTCTAGCTTGTCTTAATCTACTGTTAGGATCTTTTGCCGCTTTAGGAAACTTTTTCATTTGACCTGCTGACCTAGCGCAAAAGGACTTTCTTCTTTTGGATGCTTTACTTCCAGCTTTTACTTTGCCTGTAACTGCCGTTTTAAGTTTGCTACCAGGATTGTCTCTTCTGTATTTAGCAACACCTGCCTTTGTCATTCCCGCTCCACTCTTTGTGGAACGGAAATATTTTTTAGTCTTAGGAGGCTGTTTATCTTGCTTCCTAGCCACTAATAACTCTTTCTAACCTGCATAATAACAGTATAAGTATCTGCTGAACTATGTCCTACAGTTGTAAACATAATATCACCAGTCACTCCAGAACTAGCTGGGTTTACCAAACCACCAAATGATGTGTAATCGTGATGTCCACTTTGATTTTCACCAAGTTCAATACAAAAGTCATCTGTAGAAGCATCGAATAAAATTCTTACTTTCATTCCAATACACTGCCACCACATCTTTTCTATTGTAACTCTTGTGCAAGATTCACCACGAGCATTCTTAGATAATGCAGAAACATCAATTTTTTTTACTGCACTTTCACCAGAACCATCGGAGATATTAGTAAATTTGAAAACAGCAATCTGATTACCATCCTGATAGGTTTCTGAGGTAACTGCGTCTGCCATATTTATCTCCTATTATTGATCAGCGAAAGCTGGAGCAGTCGTTGATGTTACATTACCAAAAATTTGATAGTTAGTTGTATCAATTCCAACAATAGTTACGTCAAATCCAGCAGGAACATTCAATTGAATACTACTGTTTGAGTTACCATCAGAAAAGACTGAGCTTACTTCATTACCATCAGTATCTAAAAATGTTACACCACCAATGTAAAAATTTGAATTGCCTGGTGTTATAATTAGAGCATCAGTTGCATCAGCGGCTCCCCCAGCATATACAAATCTAAATGAAGACCCAGCTATAGGAGCAGGTAATGTGTAAGTATTATCTTGTCCTCCGTCTGGCACAAGCAAAATTCTACCACTATGAGTTGCATTTGTTAAAGTTACGTTACCATCAGATAAGCTAACAGGCGCACCACCTAGAGTTGTAATCTCTGTTATTGTGCCTGTTGTTGCATTTTTACTAATAGTTTTAAGAGTGCTTTCAGATCTGATTGGACCTGAGAATGTTGTATTAGCCATGTAAATCTCCTTGTCGTGGCTATTGTCGAAGTTAATTCTTCGTCAAGGTAATTTTAGTATACATAAAAAAAAGGGGTCTGCAAAGACCCCTTTGATAAAAACGAACAATTGTTCGCTTATGCGCCTGGTGAACCAAACACACAACGAGGATCAGAGAATCCAAAAGCATATCTTTCTCTTGCTTTATATCTCATATTTCCTGTGTCGAAGTCTGCTTCCATGCTTGTGCTTAATGGTGTTCTTTCGAAATACTTGAAACCATTAGGTGCATCTGTCTTGATGAAGAACGCATCTGTGTCTGTTAAGAAGTGGTTAATAGTATAACCCTCTGGTAACATACCCATGTTTTTCATTGCGTTTACATCATTGTCAGAAGTACCTGGTCTTAAAGTTGACTCAAGTAATCTGTCTGCAACGAACTGTAGTGCAGGTGGAATGATTAATTTCGTTCCTCTTAATGCTACAATCATATTTCTTTCATCGACAAAGTTTGAAATGTCAATTAAAGCATTTTCTAATGATGTTTCATTAAGGTCTGCTGCAGTTGATGGTTCATTTGAAAATGTTCCACCACCACCTAATGGGTGGTCTGTTGCACAAAGCTCTTTACCATCACCACCTGTAAAGCTTGAACTAAAAGCATTATTAAGTGTTGCGGCAGCTTTTACCTGCTTTGTGTGTGACATTGATCTTGCTAATGCTCTTGTATATCTTCTTCCAAGTTGGTCATACAAGTTGTCTTCCATTGCTTCTTCTGTCAAAGCAAAAGCCAATGAAATTGTTTCCATTGTATAACGTGAAGTATATACTTCGTTTGCATCATCAAAGGCAACACCAGCACCTTCTGACTTAGTTTGTGCATTCCCAAATCCACTTAACATTACTTCTTCTTCGAAAGCTCGATCTGAAGTCTCTGTCTCATAAATTTCAGCGTGCTGATTGTCATAACGATCATATTCCATGCCGAATAAAGCGTTAAGACCAGGTTCTAACTCTTTTACGAGTTGCGCTCTTGATATAGCCATGTTCTAATCTCCCTTACGCTAATCCTGCACCTTTTTGTCCAAATATGCTATTTTGAATAACTACTTGAACATTGGTGGCATCGGAACCAACATCGCTGTTTTCTGGATCTTGTGATATGTCTATCGCTTTGATCGGTAAACCAGCAGTTGTTGCACCTGTTGTTACATCCAACTCTGCACCTGATATACCAGTTACAGTTGATCCTGCACTTGTATATACGATGTCAAAGTTACCAAATAAATCCGCAATCGGAAATGCAGCGTCACATTGAATCTCATAGATGACATTTGGATCATCTATAATAAAAGCCTCAATGTCCGAAGCATTTGTGCTTGCAGGATAAAAGTTTGAAAAAGTTTCCTTTTTCGTGGTTGGGTCTGTATACCTACAACCATTGAACACTCCAACTATTGGAACAGTTCCACCATCTGCGTGTACTTCGACAGTACCACCAGTGACTTGGGCAACCATGTCACCTTGAAAAATAGATGTTCCGTAATTGGCAGCGATTCTATATCGGCTTTGTCCACCATGAAAGGCTTGTCCACCTACCATTTTTAAAGGACGCATACCGAAAGCAGCATCTTGATTTGCCATTTTAGACTCCCATAATTTTAATCATTTAAACTTTTCTTTCCACCAAATCGAACTTGTGATTTTCTTTCTGGTTTTAAGATCCTACCAGCAGATGATTCTGGTTGATTAGCCAACTCTTGATCATAAACTGACATTTGATTTGAAGTTTTTTTACGGAAATATTCATCCCTACTTTCAGCAACTTCTTCTGGTATTCGTGCTAATAATAAACCTCCCTGACCGATTACTCCAGCATTTTTACCTTCATCGATAGTTGGGGTTTCAAAGTCAGGATATTCATCTGCACGTACTAATTCGTATCCTTCTCTTCTTCGTTTGAAGACATTTGACTTATCGTCATAGTCCATCACACGTTCTCTAATCCACCTGTGTTTAAATCCCACAGGAGCTTCGGGTGCATCAAGGGTTGATGGTGGCTTCCAATCTACTTTTCTTTCCTGTTTTTCACGAGTAGCAGACTCTCGATTCGATCTATCAGCCATCTTATGCTCCTTTTTGCAGTTTTATTTTTTGCTGTGCATATTTTTCATATGGCACACCAAGTCTATCAGCAGTTCGTCTTTCACTTTCGGTCAAGACTACTCTCTGTTTACGTCCAGATTTGACAGAAGCTCTGCCATTTACAGGTGCAACAGTTTGGACGTTAGAACCATTGCTCTGATCGTTTGGAAACAACTTAGCCATTTCTTTATCTATTTCTTCATAGTAGCTGTCTTCTGTGGCTTCGTATCCCATGCCAGTTACTTTTTTATCAGCTAACATCAAGGCTAAATTTTTCTCAATTTCATCATCTTTGCCATACCAAGGATTTTTAGTAATCCATGCTTTAATTTTTGGATTGTCATCTATACTCGGCTTTTTGACTTGTTCTTTTTGACTGCTTTGTCTCTCATTTGCTTTAGTTGCTTGCTCTTGCTCTCTGTTTTGTTTGAGGACTCTAAGTCTTTCTTTTTCAATATTGACTTGAGTAAGAGCTGCAGTCGCATTAGCAACTTTTTCAGGATCGTTGGCATCCATAGCCTCCTTTAATAATTGCTTAACTTGAGATTCTTGTGAACTGACTCTTGTGTCAAATTCGTTAGTATAACCATTTGTATATGTTTCAAGTTGTTTTCTAAGTTTTTGATTTTCTTCTTCAACCTGCTTGCCATATGAAATAGCATTGTTCGCATCATCTTCAGCGGCTTTTCTTTTAGCAGTGAGTGCATCAATTCTTTTCTGTACTTTTTCACTGTAAGAATCAAGCTCTTCAGTTTCTTCATTACGAACAATTGTTTGTTCTTTGTTTTCAGATTGAGATTCTTTTGTAGATGGCTGTTGATTTTCATCAAGCTCCACTACAAATTCATTCTCATTAGAGACTTCTTCATTTTGATTTTGTTGTATATCGTTCATCATTACCTCCACTATACATAAGAAATATCTGCTGGGTCAAGTATTGTTGCTATAATATTATCGTCATTTATGATTCTTAGCTCAAGACCATCCACTTTAAACCTATTTCCAGCATATCTACCCATAAGCACCCAATTCTTCTCAGAACAGTATGCTCCATTTGGGAATTTATCAGAATCTTTATATGCATCAGCACCAAGCTTAACAACATAAGCTACTACTGTTGCAAAAGACTCACGATCTCTAGTTGCATCAGGAATTATTATTCCTCCCTTTGTCTTCTCTGACAAATAATAAGGGATAACAAGTATTCTGTATCCTGATGGTTGAGGTAACCTTTCTAAAACTGATACATCTAATTTTGATGGATCTTTAGAATTTTCTACTGCTTCTTCTTTTTGATCAAAAGCTTTTGATATAGCTTTAGGAGTCGGATTGATTGCTTTTGCTCTTTGTGCCATTATCCGATCTGGCACATATAACTTTTTAGTCATCTTCTATACCTTTCATCGAGGTTCTTAGTTCTTCTTCAATCCAGGTAAGACCTCGTATTTCACCTGTTATTGCTCGATAGTCTTCCATAGATCCTATCGCTCCATCAGCCAAAGATTCGCTTAATTGCTCTTTTCTTTGACGTATGTTCTTGTACAAATGTTCTGCTAATCTAATCCCATCCATTATCAGTCTCTCTTAATGATGTAGTACACATAGGACATTTGTATTCTTTATAACTATAAATTCCATATTCTGGTATTGGCTCTTCACACGTTATTTCTTTCATGGCAATTTTGTGTATCCAACAAATAACTACTTCTTTTTTTTTCTCTTCCATTGCTATTTTGTTAAACCTTTTTGCTTTTCATATGTCCTCAAGCCGCCAATTCCGAGCATTCCACCGAGAACAGTTAAAAGTGTACCCATGTCAAATTCTGGCAATTCTGGTAATTCAACTCCTGCAAAAGAAGCACCAAATATAATCAGATCTTTTACGATAAAGTGATAAGCAAACGCAATCGCACAGACCCACCCAACTGCTGGTCGCCAGCCGCCTTTAAATATTGAACCACTAGCGGCTTCAGCTTTGTTAATTTCTAACTGTGCGAGCAAAGCCTCTTGAGCATGTTTTTCAGACATGGTGGCTATCTCATGTGCGAGCTTTGCCTTTTGGTCTGCATCTGGAATAAATTTGTCTAAAAGTCCAGTAACTGGACCTATAAGTGCTTGTAACATGGCTACCTCCTAGTATACTTTCACTTTTTTATCATCGAGACTTGGTATGAGTTTACACATACATTCATAATTTTCAACTTTAATCGGTACTTCTATCTTTTGATTACTTAATCTTTCAGAATAATACAAGCAATCATTTACGTTTTTGAAATAGATGCCACCATTAAAATTATCATTAAGATAACACATCAACATAAATACAGTCATTTATCTGCTTTATGTTCGTGACCCATCCATATACCAAAGATACCTGTCATTACTCCCATAACCACAGATACAAATGCTGATTGTTGCATTGTAGGTTCAGATAAATCCATAAACCATTCGGCACAACGCCAAGACATTATTGTACTAGCCAACATCATACATCTTGGTAAAATTTTCCATCTTAAAAATGTTTCAAAATTCATTGTATTAAAATCTCATTTAAACCAAAGCCTTCAAGCAAAACTAAAGTAAAGAATAATAATAATATACCACCTGCTATTAACTTTCCACTGAAGTTAGTAGAGCCAATCTTAATAGCAACAAACTCATTACCTAGTATTCTCAGTGATAACTCAAAGCTGTTTTGCCCTATGTCAACATTTACTATTTTCTTTTTCTCTTCTGTCATTTGTTTTTTACTGCACTGTTTAAAGAACTTATTACATCGTCTATGTTGGGTTCCTTACCCCAAGGATTATATATACATTTATATTGTCTTGGACACCAACTTTCAATCATCATCTCATATGTCTTATTATTTCCTATATAAATACAAGCCATCATACCAGTTTTTGATTTTATCCTTTTTTTTAATCTACAAGTTGTATATTTTTTTTTTTGATTTTACCTTGCCATATTTTTTGTTCTCTTGTGTATTCCTTTGGCTTGTAAATATAACCATCTGCTTTTGCTCGTTTAGACCAAACAGAGGCAACTAACAAAGCAAACCCACCAATAATCAAAACAACAATTAGCCATGTAATAGCTTCACCAATTTGCCGTCTCATCTGTTGTTGCTTATAAACAGTTTGCTGACGTTCTTTTCTTATCTGTCCTTCCATAGCCAAAAGTTCTTCATAAGCACCAGGTCCGTGAGTCATGTTTAGAAACATCTTGAGTTCGTACCTTTGTTCCTCAAGTTTCTTCTTGGCTGCATAAGCAGCGAGAGCTGCCTCTTCAATAGATCCAGCTTTGAACAATTTGCCAAACAGGGGAGGGTTTTTAGCTTGTTTCTCAGCATTATCAACATCGGATACAGCTCCCATCCATCTTCCAATATCTCCAGACATTTGTTCAATATCGCGCCCAACTGCGAATCCTTTTTTGATCGCGTCAAAAGCTTTTGATGCCACTCCTACAGCTAATGATATTGTTACTGGATCTATCTTCGAACTCCATTATAAAACGCCTTGAAACCTTTGTGGTCTGGCTATTGGTGAAAACTTTTTAATCATACCCCCACTACTTTTTTTTTGTGGTTTTTTTTGGTCTGCCTTTTTTTGCTTCTTTTTTGACTTCCCTGCTTTTGTCAATGCTATCGCCACTGCTTGTCTCTGTGGATATTTCTCTTTCTTCAACTTGCGTATGTTCTTGCTGATTGTTTTCTGGCTCGATCCTTTCTTCAACGGCATTTACAACTCCTTCTTTTGCAAGTCTTCTTTGTATCTTTTTTTGTTTCTCTTGTGCAATCATACCTGCACGAACTGAACTAACCATAACTTATCCTTTCATTTCTTTAAGAGAAGCAATGTCTCTTTTTGTTTGATCGTTTTGATTGGCTATTTCTTCTTGTTGATCAAGTCTTTGTTGATCAAGTAGAACATCATTTCTTTCTTTCTCTTGCTTAAATTTTTGCTCAACCTCAAATTGTTGTTGTCTTTGAGCTACCTCTTGTCCTCTTATTGCTAATTCTTGTTTTCTGATAGATACAAGAGGATCTTCTGAAGGTGGAGGAGTAATAGATTGTGCATATTGTTCACTAATTTCACTAGATATTTCAGCAGCTCTTGATGTTATTTGATCTTGTATCTGTTTCATTGCATTTGGATCTTGTTGCATCATAGCTTGTTGCTCTGGTGGTATGTTAGCTGTTATTTCTTGTTGTGCTTGTATCTCTGACATCATGGCTATGTGTTCAGATATATGACCTTGTAATGTCATAACAATGCTTGCATTTGATTGAGCAATAGGTGTAGCTATCATTGCTAAATGAGCAGATATATGTGCCTGATGATTTTGTTCAGGAAATGCCTGCAATCTTGCACCTCTCAATGCTTCTTGATTTTCTTTTGCTGGATTCATAGGTGCTGGTTGTGGAGGTGGCTGTAATATTGTATCTATATTTGTAACACCTAAAGCTTCGTACATTTTTCTATAGGCTTGATACATACCATTAGGTCCGTGTATCTCTGGATTGCTTTGTGCCAGTTGCAATTGTGTTTGTGCAAGAGCAATACGTTGTGACATAGAAAATATGTTTGGATCTGAAACAGGCAATACATCTATTCTTTGATCGAAATCTGTTTGCTTAATTTCAGGTGGCGCACCTGGTACTTGATAAGGATACATCGGTGTACCCATTGCAAATATTCTAGCTAATATTTTAAACTCTACTTTTTGAGAATAATGCAGACGTTTATGAATGGCAGACATAACTTTAGTGCCACGTTCCATAATAGCCATTGTTGTTCCTACAGGTGCGTTGCCCTGCATCTCACCAACTTTCATGTCAGCCATAGATGCAAAACGTCTACCAGAATCTATTAAGGTTCCCATAAGAGAATATAATGTTTGTGATGGTTCTTTAAATGGCAATGGCATAATAGCTTGACGTAAATCCATACCCACCATATCTACATCTCTAAATTCACCAGGATTAAGAGGTGTTTCATCATCTCTAATTCTAGCTCCTCTTGCTTTAAATCCAGCAGGTAAGTTAGACAATGTACCAGCATCTATTAATTGTCTTAAAATTGATGTTGAAGCTCTTGATAAGCCTCCTATCATATGTGTGAGACCAAAACCATAAAAGCCAAGACCAGGCAAAAACTTATAGTGTACAAAGTAAGGTATTTTACTACGTAACGGATCGGTTTCGTTGAAATTCCTTTTGATTGATAATACTTCACCAGATTTCTCCAATATCGTGACGATATAAGGCATTTTTAATCCAGTGTTTTCACCTGCTTGGTCTGCATCTTCAAAACCAGGCAAATCTAAATCTGTGTGTATTTCATATAATGTTAATTCTTCGTTGTAACTGGACTCTGAATGTATGCCTTCAATATCTTTGATTGTTTCTTTTACCTCATCATAAGTAACTCCATCAGAGTCAGATGTAGGCAACTCAATATCTTTATAAAATCCAGATAGTTGCAATTTTCTAATTTGATTCGAATCCATGCGAATGACATGACATATTCGTGTAGATGTTTTTAAATCTGTTGCATTGTAAGGAACAATTAAATCCTCTGCGTGAACAAACTTTGAAACAGCTCTTTGCAACGATGGATCAAAGTAAACTTTTTTGAATGATGAGCCAACGATTGGAAGATAAAATAACATTTGATCTAATTCTGGATCATATTCTTCCATTTCGTAGGTTATTTGATAATTCATAAAATTCTTAACACGTTCAGCTTGCGCTGCTACTTCAGGAGTTTCTTGACCTATTATAGCTGTCTTAACAGGACCTCCAGCAGGTAATAATTCTCTGTATGCTTGTGCTTGAAACTGTGTGACAGATTCAGCTAGTAGTGGATGGACTATACCAGAGGCTCCTTCAAAAGGTTCGGCTCTGTCTTCGTAATTCATACCAAGTAATTCTAATCCACCTTTGTATTGATCTTCCCACTCTCTTCTTGAGTTTATATCTTCTTGTACTTCACCAACAAGTTCAGATGATATTTTACCTAATTCATCTTCATCTATAAATTCTGCAAGGTTTGCATTGAAAGGCACTTGTACAGGAGCAACTTGCTCTTCTACTTCACCTATAACAATAGAACCATCATCCATCTCTGTAATATTATCAGATATTGGTGCTTCTTCTATTTCAACTGATGTCACACCTTGAGGTGCATCAATATTTTCTATTCCGTCAATTTTTTCAATAGCCATAATACTACCTTATTGTAAATCCAGTGCCTGGTCTTGCTATGCCTCTTCCACGACATACATTTTTACCTTTTTTGCCTTTAACATCTCCACCAAACTCAAACTTTTCAGCTAGATCTGCATCCATGTTTTTTTGCACGGACTCAGGCAACATTGAAAAACCTTTAAACTTTGGAGGAACTGCCTTACCTTTACTTGCTTCACCACCAAATTTCATTTCTTTTGCTTTTACCTTTTCAATAGCTTGAGCTAATCCACCATCTTTCATGCCTAAACTTTTTTTCAATTCTTTTGCATTTTCTGGAGCTTTATTTTCTAATAATTTAATCAATTCAGCAGCTTCTTTTTTAGTTAAACCTAATTGTTTTGGTGTAAAAGTATTTGATTTTGTGTCTGCCATATTAATCTCCTGTTTCTGGGTTAACCATAATTGATTTTGTCATATCTACAACTCCACCTTCACTCATCATCTTAGGCATAATCATGTTTTTTTGTATGTTCATCCCTCTTGGATTGGTAATGCTTGCACTTTGCACAGTCAACTTAACTGGTTTTGTTCTAATCTTTTTTGCTTTTTTTGCACTTTTTAATTTTTTTAATAAAAGTGCATCTTCTTTTCTTCTCTTGTCACCAATAGGATCAGCAGATGCAAGACCACCTAATCTGAACAATTTCAACTGTTTTGCTTTAGTCATATCAATTGTCTTAACAGGAGGATCGTCTTTAATTTTAATGCCTTTTTTTATAACACCAAAGTTCTTACCTGGCACTGGTTGTCCTCGTCCAGCTAACTCTGCATAAGCTCTTCTTCTATCTGCTTCGTCAGACACTATCTCATACCTTTGAAATTACCACCGCGACCACCGATGACACCACCCATGTTCATCTTTTTGACTTTACCACCATCCATCATGCCAACAGGTTGTGCCTTAGTCATATCCATAACCTCACCACCCATTTCTTTTTTCTGTATTTTTTTACCCATAGCATCAGCAAGTTTTTTTAATTCAGGATCAAGTTCTATTTCTTTTGGTTTGAAATCTAACCCCTTTTTTTGAAAATCCTTTAAACCTTTTAAAAGTAACTTTTCTGCTTTACCCATTTTCCCAGCCATTAGTAATACTCCATTTTTCTTCTATATCCTGGTTCAAATTCTTCATCATCAGGTGTGGATATAAAACCACCTTGTCTGAATCTTAGTATAGCCTGTGTCAT